GCCCGCATGGCGTATCGTCCGTCGCTGTACTCCTCGAAGCCACCTTCAGCGGCGGTTTCCTTTGCCTTGTCGAGATGCCGATTCAGACCACGGAGATATTTTCCGAAGTCCACACCGGTACTCTTCTTCGAACCTGTTGGTTTCTTTTTCTTAGCCACGAAATACTCCTTCGGTTAACGGTGGATACGAAACTTCTTCTTCGCCTTCTTCTCATCCTCCTCTTCTGGCTCGTCAATGTCCGACGTCTTTGTCGGCACGTATTTGTTCTGAAACGCGTCGGTCACGTTCCGATACGCCTGCTTTGGTGACCTGCCCATATCGATACGCCGAATCGGCTGACCGTCTGGTGTAAGGAAACGTCCCTCCAACCGATGGCCGGCCGAAACATGGTCGTCACCCAAAATCTGCAACACTCGTCGTCGTCCCACGTAGGTGTAGTACGCCCAGATGTCAACGGAACCTTCTACCAGATCCCGCATTCGCTTGTGCATGGTCGGCATCATGCGATCGTACTCTTTGCCGTCGCGTGTCTCTACTTTCTGTTCCTGCGCATGCGAGATGAAGATCACACCCTTGCCGAGGTTCAACAGTGCGCCGAACTCGCGCTCGAATTCCTTTCGGTTCTCACGCCACCCCTTGCCCCAGTCCTCCTCGGCGAGATCTTGGATCATCAACTTCTCACAGGTGAAGTCCTCGCACATCGGGTAGAGTTTGTCGACAATGTCCACGACCACCGTATCGAAGCGCGTATCGTTTTTCAACGCACGGATGGCGCGTCTGAACTTCCGCCAGTCATCGATGACGACCGGATACAACCGCAACGCCTTGCCGCCCGGTTCGGTAAAGAGGTGGATCGCTTCGCCGAACAATGCCGTGAGCGTAGTCTTGCCGATCTTCTTCTCGCCGAAGATCAGCCACGTGTAGGCACCCAACGCCCCTTCGGGTTCGGATCGTTCCGTGGGCAGATGGAATTTCTCTTCCGCTACCTTTACCTTCTTTCCTTTCTTCGTTCCACTGATTTTAAATTCGCCCTTTTCTTTCTTGACCACCGCCATCACGATCTCCCTTCGAACTCGAACGTCCAATGCTTAATACCCGGAATCAACGTCCCATGCCCTTCCCACCACGACGACGCATCCGCCATCTCTGTGTGCACGTCCAGTTGGGTGAGATAGCCGACCGGCACATACCGGTTCATCACTATACCCGTTTCTTCATCGCGCGCCAACGGCGCTTTCATATAGATCTCGGTGCCCATCCACGGCATTTCGTATCGACTTGGCTGTCCGAGTACTGCGGATTGCCCGTTGGTCAATGCGAGTGCCTCACTTGGTGTCGCTAACTTTACCAACGCAGTACCGGCCGCAGCCGACGCCGACACCAGCATCCCCTTCAAGAAAGATCGTCTCTCCATTTGAACGCCTCCATTCGTTGCACCTCTTCGAGTCGACGAATCACGCGACTGATCTCATCGTCAAACTCAGTTGTGTCGCACGAGATGTGGACGGTGAGTTGATTCTTCGCCCATCGCGGTGGCACTTCCAACCACGCAGCCCAAAACCCGGCTTTGAATGCGTGCCAGATACGCTTCAGTTTATTCACTTCTCCCTCGCCTTCGCTATGATACGTGTCCACGGAAACGACACCACGATCTTCTCCATGTACTCTGGGTAGTCTCGTGCCAGTGCCACGATGGATTGACCCATCATCAACGAACGACCAGCTCCACTATAGCCGCCGCTCTGTCGTGTCGCTTTGATGTAAGGTGCTTCCATACACACCATCCAACTCGACACGCCAAGGCGAAGTGCTGCGAATGAGACGAACCGGTCGTCCATACGTCCACCGTCAGGAGGGTACGCCATCCGGGAGTAGACGGAATGCGGTATGGCCCAAAAGATCGCACCCCATTTCTCGTAGAAGTGAAGTCCACCAAACACCTTCGCTTTCTTAATCTTCGCCGAATCAAAATGTGGTGCCGTCCCGTGAAACCCCGAAACGATACACGGTTGTGTAGGATAGAGGAACGAAGCTCGGATCAGGGTTTCCAGACTCTCCTCCGTGTATCTCGCGTTGTCGTCGGTCGGGACGTAGCGGCGGTATCCAAAAGAAGTAGCGACCATCCGCAGACACTCCCGAGCGACACACCCAGACGCCGTCGGGTTGTCGAACATAGTCCAAGATATCCGGTCGTAGCATTTCATCACCTCTCGATACATCTTCCGCTGATCATTCTGGATACCGATGTACGTATCCGACCGATTCAGAAACGGTTGCTTCTCCAACGTCTTCATCAAAGCATCAGGCCGACCCTTCGACGGTATCAGCACCGCATACTTCAAGGGAAGACGATGGTGTTCAACAGCGGTTCTAGAAAGGGATATCTTCATCTTGCGCTTTCTTTGCGATGTCGTAAAACTTTGCGTATGGCCAAATCATACGCACATGCGACATGTACTCCGGGTAGAGTGCACCCAACCGGATCCACGCAAGTCCGATCTTAGTGGCGCGCGAACGCGGATCACCTTGGCCCCCGGGTTGGAAACGTTTCTTCTTGAACGGTGCGTTCATACACACCACAAACCTCGTATGCCCTTTCTTTAGACACGCGAGCGCAATGCTATGGTCCTCCATGCATCCCGCACTACGGAGATCGCCCCAATCTTCCAGGTACTTAACTTTTGAGTAAAGTGAATGCGGGAAGCACCAGAACATCATGCCGATCTTTTTGTAGAAGCGCAATCCGCTTTTGGTGAACCCACTCTTCTTGACGTAGGCTTCGTCGAAGCGCGATGGCTTCGCATTCATACTGGTGGAGCCTTGCATACCGCCAACGACAGTCAGCTGTTTGAACGACAAGGACGCACGTACCAGATTCGTCAGACTGGCTTCGGTGTAATAGGTGTTGTCGTCCGCGCACACATAGCAACGAAATTCATCGAGTGAAGTGACGTGGGCACGTAACCGTTCTCTGGCCACGACAGTTGACCCACCCGGATTGTCGTATCGAATGTAGGTGATCAAGGGGAAGTCTCGACGCACGAGTTTGTAGGCTTCCCATTCATCGTTTTGCAGTCCCACAAATGTGCTACGTCTATCCAGAAATCGTTGCTCGGTCAGCGTAGTATGCAATACCCCTGGTCGTCCGGCCGACGGGATCAGCACGCATGCGATCGCTTGGTCTCGAGGTTGCCGTGTCCGTATCTTCATCTCTACCTCGGAAGAATGGAGGACGCCATGGGCGCGTCCCCCGTTCAGTTACTTCTTGCTCTTGACGACACTGTCGCGCTTGGCTTCGAGCTTCGTCTTCTTTGTAGCCAAGCGATCCATCTGACGATCGAGACGGTCAATCCGTTTCTGGATACGTCCCACTCGCTTGGTTTCCTTCTTGAATGCCTTCCTGTCGGCGGCGCTTTGCTTCACCGCTTTCTTGACGGCTTTTCTCATCTTCCCCTTTTTCGCTTTCTTTGCCATGGTGGTTAGATCCTCCGGAATTCGAATTACGGTCCAACCGTGTGATTTAAGAAAACGATCTCGTCTACGATCCCGTTTAACCTTTCGATGATGAAGATGACTTCGACCGTCAACTTCGATAGCCGCTTTCAACAACGGTATTGCTACGTCAATCGAAAAGTAAATCGGCCACCTTTGCTTTGGACCTTGACCGGTCAGGACCTTATATTCAAGGAAAGCATGCCGACCCAGTTGAGTTTTAATCCAACGAGCCGTAGGTGACACAATCGGAATCAATTGTCCTCGTCTCCTTTCAGAAGCCTTCCGCTTCCAATCTAAGGACTTTGGTTTGCCGCGAAGTGCTCGTGAGATTAGTCTACAAGACTTCTTCGACATCCGCCGTCCAGTTCGTTCTCTGTTTCGTTCGGAAAGACGACGTCTCCATTTTCTTGATCGTGGAGAGTTCAACCACGAAAGTTGAAGACGTCGAACCTTTTCCGTGATCACGTTAACTGATCCCATGGGTACGTCCCGTTGGTTGGTATCCAGACCACCGGCCCGCCTGCCATACTGTCCGGATGCAATACGAAGTACGGGTTCTGTTCCGGCCGATGTTGACGTGGAAGAGAATCCCTTCCCACATATGCGTGAACCGAACTGATACGCGGCACCACGGTACCGTTAGCGTAGCGGCCGTCACGTTCACAGACTTCGCATATCGTAACATCGTTGGTATCTGGATGCGCGATATGGTTGGCTTTGTGATGGCCGCATTCATAGCACCACTCATAGGGGCTGGGCCACTTGCCGTCGGGTGGCCACGACTCGAGACCGGCGAACCGGGCGGTCTTCGCCTTGTCGGAATGCGACCCAAGATATTTCGACAGCAGTGGTGGACATTTCATTTTGATTTCGCGCAACATCAACTGCGCCACACAGTTGTGTTCCCAGTCCATGATGTGCTCAAGCCGATTGGCGAGCATACCGGACAGCGCGAGATAGTTATACTGGTCGTGGATATACGTCTGCATACCCATGAACAGTACCCGACGGGCATCTTGCCATGGGATGCCGGCATCCACCAACGCGGAATAGAGCACACGACCGTTGTTGATGTGCTCGGCGATCGCGTCGTTCAACGTTTGCGGCATCACCTCATCGTGTACCTGGTTCGTTCGACCAGCCATATAGTTGATGATCGGATTCCAATCCACGATTGGATGCTGAAGGTTTCCGTCCACCGTTCCGGAGTAGAGGTAATCCTTCGCTTCCTCTGGTTGAGAAACCGGCATCGGGTGCTCCCACGCTTCGCACATCCGACGCATCGTCTCCGGCATAGTCCATGCGCGATGACGCCAGTCGTTGTCGCGTCCACCGTGTTGCATGAACCCTGCGCCGAGACGGGTCCGGACATTCTGGTGAGTGAACGCACGCGACACACCGTCGATGCAGAAATCAAACGTGATACCTTCCAGCACCTGCTGCAATGTCTTGCCAGCAAAGCACGCTTCGACATAGGACTTCTGGTCAGAAGTTAACTGGCACCAACCTGTCTGATGCGGCCAGTCATCGTAGTGGCGATCGTCGGCGCATTTGCATTCGGCGTCTACAGTTCGACTGGGTTGCTCGCCCCAGTTTGCTTGCAACGCGTCGTACATTGACGTGAACAAGTTCGATACCGGCCCCCATCGGTCAAGAGTA